CCAGATCGGTGGGGCCGGGGTAGCGGATGCCGTGGCGTGGCGTGGTCGGCATGTTCGCCGCGTTGAAGTCAGACATAATATCTCCTTAATCTTGGAAGTAGGTGATCTGCGAGAACTCGCCCCAAGTGAAGCCAAGTTCGCTCCATTTGAGGTTTATGGGGTCCAAGTCCCGCCAAGCGCTCAACGTGCTAGGCAGCATTGGCAACGGGGTCAGCGTGAGTTCGTTGGCTAGGACGGGGTCGCCCGCCTGCCAGTCGAACGACAACGTGCCGCCGATGGCGAGCCACGCGCCACTGGTGGCCGGCGTACCGTCGTCCGCAAGAAGCTTCGTATAGCGTGTGCTTACGAACGCCCACAGGGACGCGGTGGGCTGCAACTGCTGCTCGAACACGTCCAAGTCAAGATGCCGGCTGCTGGCGGTCAGTTTCTCCGGTCTGAGCCTCAATGTCTGCACGGCGAGCCATTCCGCCCACCGTGTGCGCTGCTCCGCCGTGGGCTGCCATATGCCGCCGGTCCAATGGTCGCCGGCCTCGTTGGCCGTCACCGCGTCCGAGTCGAAAGACACCGATTCCACGGTTGCCGTGAGATTGCTTGGCAAGAGCCCTTGGCCGGTGAGGTCGATTTCGTCGTCCTCGAATGACAGTTTGTTGTCGTTGTCGTCCCATTTCACGGTCTTAGTGGATAGCTTGACTTGGCTTACCGTGTCGGGGATGGTCAGCGTCGTATCGTCCACGGTCACTTTGTCGCCGGTCGCCGCGATCTGCTCCAAACCGCCGCCCGCCACGGTCAGCGCACCGTCCGCGTGCAACGTGATGCTTGCGCGGCGGCCGGCCCATACCGCGCTAAGCGATTCGGAGCCATGCCCGTGTCGCTCGTAATACAAGGGCAAGTCCGGGTGGTGCGCGCCGAGCGCATATAACACGGTGGACAACTCTGGGTAGGAGTCATTGTCATAGGCGGCGGGCTGCGGCATGGTCTTGAGCCATGCGAGCGTCGCCGGATCCAGTGGCGGGCAACCCAGCGCGCTGAGCCGCCGGTTGATTTCGTCCGCGCGCTGCGCGGCCGTGCCGGTCCAGTGCAAGCCCGCCAGTTTGGCGTCCGATGACGTTGGCCCCTTGCCTGTGGCGCGGTTCATGCGCACCTGAAGCGCGTTAGCGTACAGGTCGAGCATATAGGTGTTGTCCGCGCGTTGGGTGATGGTGCCGCCGCTGGTCACGTTGCCGATGAATATGGTGAGCGCCGTAGGGTCGGGCTGCGCCTCCGGTGTCGGCTTGTGTGCCAAGTGGAAGTCGGCCCATGTCAGTCCTTCCGGCTGCCCGGCCCATGGCGTCGGGTCGTTGAGGTCACGCCACAACGGCCGGCGGGACAACTGAACCAACACTTTCATGCCCGCAAGGCGCGTGCTGTTGCCGGCGAGGTCGCCGGTACGGTCGAGCAGCTGGAAGCGGAGCACGCTTGGATCGGGCTGGGTGTCCGGCGAGTCGGTGCCCCAGTCCACCGTGAAACCGGCCAAGCCGGCCGGCGCGTGGCTATGCCCGGTCACGTTCTCCCACCCGTTGCCGCGATCTATGAACAACATTGGTTGCCTCATCTGCGGCCCCGTCTCCGAGCGTGGCCGGCAAGCAGCCGTTCAATGGCCTTGGCCGCGCCGTCCGGGTCGCTTATCGCGCCGTCGATATGCACCTCATAGGTGTTGTAGACGACGCCACCCGTTTGAGCCGCCCCCGCTACGCTCACACGAAACCCTGTGTCGGACATGGCCGCGTTCACAGCGCCTATGGAGGCGCGCACCTTGCCGTTGAAGCCCGCGTCTATGCCTTGCGCAAAGCCGCTCATAATGGCCTTGCCATGCGGTATCAACAACTTGCGGTCGTAGCTGATAGGTCCCTTATGTTCGGCTATCCAGTCGCCTATGCCGCCGATGAAACCCGTCACTTTGCCCCAAGCGCCCTTGAGACCTGAGAGAAAACCGTCAATGATGCTCGAACCGGCGTTCACAAGGATGGAACCGACGTCACCCAGGGCGTTGAGGATACGGCCCGGCAATCCACTGAACCAATCCACAACATTGTTCCAAGTGTTCCTCGCCCCGTCCGCCGCGCTCTGGAAGAACGCGCCGATACGGCCCGGCAACGACTGGAAGAACGCGATTATGTTGTTCACGCAGTTGCCCAGGAACGCGGTGAACTGGCTCCATATCTGCCGTCCGGTTTCGGTCTGGGTGAAGAACCACACCAACGCTGCCACCAGCGCGCCGATGGCGGTGACCACGATCATTATCGGGTTGGCGTTCATGGCCGCGTTCAACGCCCATTGTCCGATTGACGCGGCGGTGGACGCCAGGCTGAAGCCCTGCAACGCGGATACCACGGCGCTGATGACGCTTGCCACCTTGAACGCTGCGAAACCTCCGCCGATGGCTATTAGCGCGCCGCTGATGGGTTCCGCGTTCGCGCTGACCCAATCGCCGAACTGGGTGAGCTTGTCCGCCAACGCCTGGATGATCACGGCCGCGCCGGTGAACGCCTCGCCCACGGCCGTCCCGATGCCGTCCGCGTCGGACAGGCCCTGCAAGCCCGGCGCTATCGTCGCGGCGATGCTCGAGAACGCGCCGCCCAACGATGACAACGCGCCGCCGATGCCTGACACCATGCCTGAGAGCGATCGGAACGCGCCCGTGTCGCTCACGCCCTGGATGAACGACTTCAAACCGTTGGTGGCGGTTTGGCTGAACTGGCTGATACGGTCTCCTGCTTCGGTCAACGCGCCCGTGACCGCTGGCTTTATGAGGTTGAACGCGTCCGTCAGCCCGCCGGTGATCGCGGCCTCCAAGTTGCCCAAAGCGCCTTCCATGGTCTTGGTGCTGCTTGCGGCTTCCTTGGCTACGTCGCTCATGCCGAGCTGCATAATCGCCTGGTTGAACTCGTCGGCGCTGATCTCGCCTTTCTCCATCGCGTCCCTGAAATTACCCGTGTACGCGCCGTTGGCCTTCATGGCTTCCTGGAGCTTGCCGGACGCGCCAGGGATGGCGTCGGCCAACTGGTTCCAGTTCTCCGTCGTAAGCTTGCCCGCGCCGGCCGTCTGGGTGAGCACCATGGCCACAGATCCGAAGGTGTCGGCGTTGCCGCCGGCCACGGCGTTCAGGTTGCCGGCGGCCTCTGTAAGGCCGGTGTAGTCCTTGATGCCGTTCGCGGCGAGCTGCGCCGTGGTGTTCTGGATGGTGGACAGATCATACACTGTGCGGTCCGCGTAGTCGCGCGCCGCCTTGCTTGCCTTTTCGACGTTGGCGGTGTCGATGCCGGCGAAGTTCATCGTCGAAACGAACTTGTCCGTGCTGTCGCTCATGTCCATCACGGCGCTGCCGAACGAACTTACCTTGTCCCATAGGGCGGTAACGCCCTTGAGGGCAGCGCCGCCCATGAACGAACCGAACGCCGCCGCCTTCGTGGTGGCCTTCTGGAACGCCTTCACGGCGTCGTCGCTGTTGCCCGTGATTCTCACGGACATTATCGCGCTATGAGTCATGCGTCACCTCCTCCATCTTCTCGGCCTCGTCCTGCATGATTTCCACAGCCGTGGCCCAATCCATCCAATTGGCCCTTTCCCGCCACTCCCACGGCGTGCCGCCGAAATATCGGGCGAGCAGACAGGACAGATAGCCGAGAGAGTCTTCGGGCCACGGGGTCAGGCCGTAGGTTTTCCCGCGTCGGCCTCCGCCGCCGTGATTTCCACGCCGTCCACGTCCACTCCGTCAAGCCATGCGTCAAAGTCAAGGGTGGTGAGCTTGGCGAACTTCTCGGCGAGATAGGCCATGTAATACGCCTGGCGGATGCGGCTTGCGTCCCCGGTCGCCCATTTCTTCACCTGCGCGTGTTCCTCGGCCGCGCAAATCACGCGCGGCGTCAACGGCGCTTCATGTGTTTCGCCGCCTGTGTGTGTAATCCTGATGGTCTTCATGATCTAAGCTCCTTTTACCTTGCTCATGGTTTTATCGATGAACTGCTTGTAGACGCGCCGCCACGCGCCCTCGGTGCCGGCCACGCCCTGGTTGACGAACAGGCGGGGTTTGATGCCCCTTTTCGGCCACCCGTAGTTGATGACTCCCGCGTAGGGCGCGGACTTGCGGCCGGCACGGATGACGCCGGCCTTCTGTGTCGCGCCAACGCGAATAGATCCGGCGAGCCTGCCCGACTCGCCGCGCGGCGCGAGCTGCCGGACGGCCGGCAACGCGATGTCCGCGGCCTGCCGGTTCACGTCCTTCAGCTCCTTCATGTCCGCGCCTGCTTTGCGCATGGTCTGAACGAAACGTTTTTGCCCCACCACGTATGCGGCTTTGGCTGCCATTTCAGACCTCGGAGGACGACGTGTAGGCGGAGTGCGCGAGTTCGGTCGCGGGGAAACTGAAGTCGTTGCTGTTCTTTGATTTCACGTCGCCGCCGATGCTCACGGGCGAGATGTTCACCTTACCGTTCCACTTGGTCGCCCCCTTGTTGTTCGGCACCCACTCGAACGGCAGCGTCTGGCCGGAATGGTCGAAGCACCAGTTGGCGAGGTTGTCCGTGTCGAAGTTGTCAACGATGGTTCCCTCAAGCGTCCAATCGGTGCTTGAGCTGGTGTCCTGCGAGCCGTCAAGGAAATTGATTGGGTCGTCGGTGTTGTTCGACGCCACCAACTGCACCTTGGTGACTTCGGCGCTGAAGTCGCGCCCTTTGCCGGTGTCGGTGATGGTGAGCTTGCCCGGTCCAAGGGTTCTTGTCGCCATGATTGTGTCCTTTCTATGAATCCAATGGGTTGAGGGTTATGGTGTAGGCGGCCAGGCTGCCCACTCCGGTCAGGTTGAACGTGCTGGGTTTCGCGTCCCGCAAGTTCACTTGGCGGTCGTGCAAGCGTTGCACGCCGTCGGTCAACAGGTCCAAGGCGAGCGTCTGCGTGGCCATGGTGCCGGCGATGAGGTTCACCGTCCAAGTGATGGTCTGCATATGCCAGCCCTCGAAAGTGAGTTCTGGCGGGTCTATCAGCACCGCTATTCTGCCTGGCAACGGGCGGGCGTCCTGCGCGTCGATGGTGACGACGCAAGCGAGGTCGCCCAGGGCGTCCGTCAGCATGTCCATAAGGGCTTCTCGCTCTCGTGTTACTTGGCTGCTCATGCGATCACCACGCTCCCGGTCAGGATGCCGGCCGCGTTGAGCTTTGGCCACACCGAGCGCAACGGGTCGCTGCTGACCCTGAACGGTTCCAGCGTGCCGTCGCCCACGCTCATGACGCCCAGTCTGGCGTCCCTGCTGTTGTAGAGGTCGGCGGCGCAAGAGGTAACGCAGTCCGCCATGACCTCCTTCCCCACGTTCCTATCGCCGAGCGCGCCGCGAACATAGCCGATGGCCGCTTGGATGACGCGGCGCACCCGGTCGTCGTCGTCGGTGGGAACGTTGATTTCGTCCCTCACCGCCGCCTCATAGTTCGTCCAGTCGTCGGCCATGTCACTCGCCAGACTTGGCCGTTGCCGCGAACTTCACAGGGATAAGCCCGAGCGGTTGGGTCGCCGCCACAGCCATATAGCCGTAGACGCTGTAGTTCTCGGTGAGCTTGGTCGGGTCGCCGTCGCTGAGCTGGGTCGGGCCGCCGGACTCCCAAACGGTCACGGCCTCGGGGTCGATGAAGCACGCGGTACCGGCCGGGGCCTTGGGCAGCATCTGCACCGGGACGCGCAGGAACTTGCCCGCGATGCCCGTAAGGTCGAAGTCGCCCAACGTGTCGCTGCCGTCTCCGCTGAGGTCGAAGAAACGGCTGCCGGTGTCCTTGAGCTTGACAAGCGCGGCCATGACGTCCTTGGAAACGCCCAGGCGGGTAAGGCTCACGTTGCGGTCGTCGGCCAGTTCCGCCGCGTCCATGATCAGCATGGCCCACTGGTCGATGGTCATTGCCGACAGTTGGGCCGGTGCATCGATCTTGTTCGCGTCCGTCTCGGCGTCGCGCTGAGACGCGATGGTGTCATACAGGAACGAACGCACCTTGTTTTCGGTGGCCTTGGCGTAGGCGTTGCGCAACGCCGCCAGCGCGGTGTTGAGCATGGGCGTGGTGCTGCGCTCGATGGTCTGGCGGCTCAAAGAAGTGTAGCCACCGTAGGTATCGATGCTTGCGCTCTTGGTGCCGAACGTGACCTTGCCGAACTGCAACGCGCCGCCCTCGTTCTCCTGCTTGTCCACCGTGGCGGTGTCGGACGCCACCACGTTGTATTCCATCGTCATGCCCTTGTCCGGCAGCGTGTCGTGGGTGAGGATATTGGTCACCTTGCGGCGCTGCTCGATCAGTCGCAAATCATCCCTAATCCATGCCACCTTGTTGCCAGTGTCGCCGGTGGCGATGAGGTCGCGGCACTCGTGCATGAGCTGCACTGCCGCTTCGTCGCCACGGTAGAGCGCTTGAAGATAGTCGCCGGCCGTGCGATACTCAGCGCCCATGACCTTGGCCGGCTCACTGTCGGTGTTCCTGGCAATGGCGGCTTTCATGCTGCGCTGTTCGTCCATGATGCCGTTCAGCTTGTCGTTGATTTCGTTGAGGTCCATTTCGTTTCCTTTCTGGTTTCCGGTTTCCCTCATGCTTTCGTGGGTAGTTTCGCTGCTGCGCTGCGAAGTGATCTTCGCGGCCTCGTAGGCCGGCCACGACACCACCGAAACCTCCAACAATCGGACGCGCCTGCGGTGGGTAACGCCCTGCTTGTCCACCTCGTCGTCAATCGGCATGAATCCGACGCTGAGCGAGTCCAGCGCGCCGTCGCGCAACAGGGCCACCACGTCCCGGCCGCGCTGCGTGTCGCTGATATGCGCCGTGATATGCAAGCCGTCCTCTTGGGGGTGTGCGTCGAGGATACGGCCGATAAGCTCACCGTGCTGATAGCAGAGCTTCGCCGTGTCCGTGTCGTCGAAAACACAATCGGCGTCGAACGTCTCGGCACCGTCCCATGTGCTGATGACGCTGCCGTAGGGCACGGCCACACCCTCCAACGTGCGCCCGTCGCCCTCTTCGGCCGCGCGTAGGCACACGCCCTTAAACCCGATTTCATGCTTCATTCTGCGTCTCCTGTTCCTGTGGCTGCTCCTGTGGTTCCGGTTGCGGTGCCGCGATGAGAGGCGGCAACGCCTCCCTTGCGCGCACCTCGTTCACGTCCATCCACCCGGCCTCTATCGCCGTCTTGTAGGCGTTGAACCGGTCGGCCATGTTGGCGCGCCGGCTGCTGTCCCAGTCGAACGCGGCCGTGCGGCCCCTCGGCAACAAACGGTTGAAAAGTTCCTCTATCTCGCCCGCATAAGCCGCCAACGTGTAATCGGCGAACTCAATCCACGATTGCTCGATATTCGAGTAAGTAAGGTTGCTACCGTCAACGGCCGCCAACATGATGCTCGCCGGGATGCCTAGAAGCCGCGCGATCTGAGTGGTGTCAAACTTCTGAGTCTCCAAAAACTGCAAATCTGCCGGTTTCATGTCCAAGGGCACGTATTTGAGTTTCGAGCCGAGCACCTTCACGTCGCCGGCCTCACCCGTGGCTTTCCACGCCTCCTTGGCGTCCTTGGCCACCTGCGGCGTCACCTTTTCCTCCGTCTGCAAATAGCCCTTGAGGTTGCTACCGTCGCTATAGAACTTGGCCTTGTAGGTGCGGGCCATCTGCGCGGCCTCCACCTCCTCACGCGCCGCCGAGATTGGCCCAAGCCCACGCAACCGGCCCGGCACGTTCAAAAACTTGCAATGAACGATCTGGTCGGCCGTGTAATCATGGCCCAGATAGCTATAGCGGAGCTTGGGCGCGGCCGGGTCGTTGCCGTCGTCGCTCACGGTCACGAGGGATGGTGGAAGCACCTCGCAAGAGACCACTTCGCCATCGAAACGCACCAATCGCACGAAAGCGTTCCCGTCCAATACCATGCTTGCCACCATGTCCGCGAGGAAGTCGCGGCGGCTGCGGTTCACGTCCGGCTGAAGCACGATGGAGGAAACCTTGTCGAGCTTCACGCCTCCCCTGATTTCATGGATGGGCAAACCGGTGATGGCGGTTTGCAGCACTTGCACGCCACGGAACACGGTTGAAAGGCTCAACGGGTCGCAGTTCCCCAATCGTGCGGGCGGCTTGATGCCGTCCGGCATGTCCGCGTCGGCACCGCGCGTCAGCACGCGGCCCGCCATTCTCACACGCTCCCAAATGTTCATGCGGCCAAGTATCACCGCCAAGCGCCAAGCCCGCCACAAGCCCGCCGCCCAATGCCGCATAATGCCGCCACGCGACGCCGAACGCCACCGGCTAGTAGATTTGCAGCGGCCCCGTTTCCTCGGGCCTGTGGGCGGCTCCCCAAGCCGCCAACATGCAGCTTTCCAACGGTGACGTTAGGCCGGTGCTTCCGCGCCGGCTCACGCGCCATGCGTCGCCGGCCCATTTGCGCGCCGAGTTCGCGGCGCTGGCGTCCAACTCGGGGTCTGCCGCGTGGGTTATCGCGTGGTTAGCCAAGCCGGCAACGAAACTCTGTCCGGTGGTCAGGTAGTCGCCCGCGTCCATGTCCACGAACCGCAGCAGCGGGTCGCCCGCGTCGTCGGTCATGTGGCGCAACCGGTCGGACAAATCGGCGGCGGTGCCGCGCGCGTCGATCACCACTGGAGCACCGTACTTCGAGCACAAGCGGGTGAGTTCGGTCGGCGCGTACCCGGTGCCGTCCAAGATTCTCAGCAATTGCACCGTTATGGTGCCGTCATTGTTGGCGATGCCAGCCGAAACGCTCGTGTGCGTCCCGTCCACGTCCACCGCGACGCCGAACACCACCGGCCGGCCGTCCAAGTCGCCGGGCGTCACCGGTGCCGTTACCGTAGCCGCCCACAACGCCTCGTCTATCGCCCTGTCGGTTATACCCTCGTCCCGACGGTTGCCGAACGCGCGCGCCCAACCTGCCGGGTTGCCCTGGAACTGTTCGCGGAAGTCGGCCAACTGCGCCTTGTTCCACAAGAGTCCGGCGGCTGGATGATGGCGCATGATGCTGTCCAGATTCTCCGGATCTTCGTCGGCTGGCAACCCGAAGTCGAACCAACACGTGCGGCGCGACTGTTCGCCAGCCCTGCAAGCGTCAAGTCTACGGTTGAAGAACGTCGATTCTGCCGTTCCCTCGGTGCTGGTTATCCATAGCTGCGGCTGCACGCCGGTGGCCTTAAGCCTTGTCGCCATGGTCGGCATGAAGCCATCCAAAATGGTGTTTCCGGTTTCCTCGGACAACGAAAACGCCTCGTCCAACGTGATTTTGTCGCCTTGGACGCCGTGCCCCGCAACCTTGGTAACGCTCTTTGGCATTATCACGCTGCCATTGGCGAACGGCTGGCGCAAGTCGCCCGCGCCGAGATACGGCCGTGTGGTTATTGCGGCAAGCGGCGAGCTGCCGAGCGTTTTCAGATATTTCTTGAAGTGGTCGCCCGCGTCCTTGCCCGTCTGCGCCAAATAATAGATAAAACGATCTGGTCCCCACTGCGAGTTGCGCGTGTCCACCGCGTCCACAAGCGTGCTTTTTCCACACTGTCGCGGTGTGCTCAATATCACCGTGTCATAGAAGTAAGTGCCTGTGTCCGGGTCTATTTCACCCGCCACGTCGGCCACCAACCGTTGCCATGGCAGCAGAGGCGTGCCAAGCAACTGGGCGAACTTGGCGACTATAGGCCCGTCGGTGCGGCGATCCGGGTTTCGCTGGGTGCCGCCGCGCAATGGCGTCATGCCTGTGCCTCTTCCAGCAGACTGGCAAGAGCGGGGTCGATTTCCTGCCTTGACTGAAACTCGGTTTTCAATTCCTGGTACCACGCCAAGAGCTGAGCCATGACACGGCTCGTGTCGCGTCCTTTGACGTTCAGCGCGTCGAAATTGCGGGCAATGTTGATCATGGTCTTGCACACGTACTTGGCGTTAGGGTCAAGCTGCCTATCGCCCACGAAACTCTCGATAAGCTCCTTGGTGGCGCGTTCCTGCAAGCCCTCGTTGGGACCATAATAATCATTGAAACCGTCCAAGGTCATTTGCATTTTTCCAACCTCCTTAATAGCTGGTTTTCGTTGGTATTCCGCTGGTTTCCAGAATTTTTTTATACGGTTCGAGAGAGTGAAAAAGTGGGCGCGGGGTCTTTTGGCCGGCCGTTCGCTTAAAAAACAGGTTCACCATTCCGGCCTTGAAGCCACAGTGACGCGATCGCTGCGAAGCCCAAGGCGTGCGAGCGTGGCCCGGCGTTCACGTTGCCTTGCGTCCACCAAAGCTTGTGAGATGTGCAAGCCGTACCATTGGCGCACCAACCGCTTGGCCTGCTCGGTCTCGGCCCGCTTCCACTCCACCTCGAAGCCGGGATCTATCACCCGCACGTCGTAGTCAAGGCTTATCCACTCGTCAAGCATCCTAGGGTGGCGCTTGCTGCTTGGCGTGGTGCGGGTCAGCCACACGTCAATAGGCTCCTGCGTTATGGCGAACTGGCGATAGGCTGCGGACCACGCCATGGCAACCGCCCGTCGCTGCGCCATGCTGGGCGACTCCGGTAGGCGCATGGCCCGGGCCAACGCCGGCCACGACACAACCGGGTCGCCTTGCTGCCTGTGAGCCTCCACCCATTCCACGGCCTCACGGTCGCAGGAACCGGGCGGCGTGACCACGATGTGCAAGCGCGCCCCATAACCGTAAAGCACGCGGTCCTGGCGGCTGGCGTTGCAATGCTTGCACGCGCGGCGGATGTTCGCCACGGTGTCCATGCCGCCATGCGCGTGAGGCACTATGTGGTCGTCTTCCTCGCCCACACCGGTGCAACCCGGCAGCCTGAGCCAACAAGCGTTGCCCCACGTCTCGATCACCTTGGCCCGCACAAGCGGGTCGATGGTCTGCCTGCGCGCCATCACCTGCCACGCTTCCTAGCCCGCACCCACATGTCGAGATCGGCCACCTCATACAAGCACGGGGAGTTGATGGCGTCGCCCGCCTTAAACCATTCCGGCCCGCGATTATCGGCCCTCATACGCTCCATCGTCCTAGTGGAGACGCCAAGATAGATAGCAGCCTGTTCAGTGGTCAGTTTCGCGCGCGGGTTCACAGCACACCAACCCAAGCCTTGAGTGATGTCAACAACTCGGCACGGTCGAACATCTGCACACTTCCGCGCCTCTCGGGCTTGCCCAAGATACCGTCGCTGATAAGCTGCTGCATCACATGGTCGCCGCTAGGGTCGGCCGTCGGCGCGATCTTGTTCAGTCGAAGCATACTGATGGCAAGTGAACGCGCAATGGTGTCCGTTCCAACAGTGTCATGCTCCAATTGCCTGATATTCCATCGAATGGCGTTCTTGATGTCCTTCGTGCGCTGGGCCTTGTTCTTCGGCACCGTCCTCTTGGCACGTCGGCGGTTTGTTGGCTTGTAATCGACCGAATAACCCATGTCTCGAACCTCGTTTCATATTGTGGATAAGAACTGTGGATAAGTGGATAAGAATTGTGGATGATGTGCCCTTCGGGTGGTGGGGCGTTAGAGCGGGGAACCCAGCCAGGAAAACACAAGATTGCTCAAGTGTTTTCCGGGTTAGGGTTCGCCATGCAAGGTTGCTTCGTAACGGAGCCGCGCCGTCGCATAGGTCAGCGGCCGAAGCCGCGCGCAAGGTCTCGCCGCACAGCCCGGCACGTATGCCGGCGATGGTCCCCAGTTGCGCCCGAACAAGACGCCGTGAAGCGATCTGTATACACCCGCATAGCTCCCCGCTGGGGCCGTGGTAACCGCCCGGCATTCCGGGCGTGTTTGTAACGCGCTGGGCAAGGCGCGGCCGGGTGCTTTATCACGCCTCCCCAGCAACCGACCTTCGGCTGGGTCAAGGGCTATGAAGTTATCGGATGCCGTCAGTCGTCGTCGGTGAGGAACTCACCAAACCGGACGACGGCGAGGGTAATCCCGAGCATGAGGAGCACGAACGGGCTTGCCAGCAGCAGCATGAGGGTCTTGATGAAACGTTTCACGG